TCCTAAATAGTTTCATATTGACAGTTAAATTTTCTAGCGTTGTAATCATTTGGTCTAATATTTGTTTTCTGTAATCAATATTAACAATAGCATCTTCCCTACTTACATAGACAGATTCTTCTTGTGCTATTACTGATAAAAAAGACCTTTGCTCTATTGGAGTTCCATCAACAATTATTTCTTCTACTATGTGATTGGTAATATTTCTTGCTTGTTGTAGTCTATACTCTTCTCCGCAAACAGTATTGTCCCATTCAAAATGTTCGTGTAGTGGATTCTTTTTATTCTTAGCTTCTTTGACAATCTCTTCACTTTTTAAACTTCCTCCGTTTTCTTTACGAAGACCATCTAAAGTTTCTCCGATTATCTGTGCTTCTTCTTTTTTAAAAGGAGACCCATTTCTTGCTTTGAATATTTTATGCGAGTTTGTACATCCCATAGCTTCCTCCACTTTTACATCTAGGCGACCAAATACCAATACCATAGTAAAATCCTGCGTAGTTAATTAGACTTGCTATATCTTCTGTTGAGATATTGTTCTTGTCGAATTGAATTTGTAATACACAAGTCCAATCGTGAAACTGTGGGCTATATTTTGTATTGCTTTGAATACTATGAGATAGTACATCTTGTTTCTTAAATTCAATAGGCACTAATCCCTCGACCGCATTTACAATTTGAATACCCCTTAATAATTTCTTTGAGAACATTTTATCTCCGATAAAAGATGTAGATTCAATTAGTCCTGCTTTAAATCCTATTGATGGATAACCTACTTTTCCTTCGGCTGTTTTATGAACTGCCGAAAGTGTTTCTTTATCAATGTTTCTTACTTGTTTTGAAATCTTGTTTTTCCCAGTTTGTTTATCTTCAATCTGTTTCTTAACTTCGTCTGGAAATTTATCCATTAACAAAGGGCTTGTTCCAAGAATCTTAAATTGAACTGTTTCTAAATTAATTTGATTAACTCTTATACCAATTTCTTTTACTTCTGGTTTCTTTACTTTACTTATTTCTTCTTTCATTGTGGTGAACCTCCTTTCAAAAGTATTAATATAATTTTCATATTATTAATTTTCTACCTTCTTTATCTTCTTACATTTATCAATATCTACTTCGTCTTCATATTCCCAATCTAAATCTTCTCTGTCTTTTGGTTTTAGTTTTATGACATCTGTGTTTCCGTATTTACCTACTTTTCTTTTTCTCATTTTATTTTGAATAAACTATATACCCTCCACTTCTTTGAAAATTATATTCTTTTTTAGAGCCTGAGTAAATAACATATAAAGAAATTAATATTCCTATGAACCATAATATTCTTTTTTAGAGCCTGAGTAAATAACATATAAAGAAATTAATATTCCTATGAACCATAATATATTAAAGGTAAGAGTAAATCCAATTAAACATATATTAAAGGTAAGAGTAAATCCAATTAAACAAATAAATGAAAAGAAGATACCAATTCCTTTTTGTACCTTCGCTAAAAAACCATATTGAAATGATGAGTGGTCTCTCCCATGCTTATGATTATGTCTCCTCATGTTATAATATATTATAATTGGTATTTAAATGTTTTGTTTTTGTTTCAATTATGTTTCACTACTTCTTAATGACTAAAAGAAATCAGTAATTCTTTTTTGGCTCTTTAATTCTAAATTCAAATCTTGATTCTTTCTTTTTAATCCTTTTATTGTTCTTGACAACCCCTTAACTTCCTTTCCAAGAATTTTGATTGCGTTTATATGAGATTCCATATTCTCTGCGAACATTGTTTGGTTTTGGGTTACCCTCATTATCATATCATTTGTTTGCCCGAAACCTTTTTGGATATAATCGTCATCTATCTTAAACTTATTTTCCTTCTTTTTATTCCACCACTTTTGCATTTGAAGATTAGTTGTTAATGCTTTCTTTCCTGTATTTTCTAATTCACCCCCCATTTCCAGAGAGTCATCAACGAGTAGCCATTCCCCTTCTTCATCAGATATTCTCCAGATAATTCCTTTTTTGTTTTGGTCTATTGCTAAATCATTTTTAATAAAGGCATAATGTTCTTTTTTCCATTGGAAGTCATAGGGTCTTAGACTTACTCCTAACTTGTTCTCTAAAGCGTTTAGAACCTTATAGAATGCATAAAAAGATTGTTTACGTGACTCTATACCACTCAATCCATAATAAGATTCTCCAGGCTTATCAAATATTCTGATATGTTTATTACAAAGCCATACTTTTCTTCCTAGAACTTTAATTCTTGGTGTTGTTTCTTTTGCACCCACTAATTTATAGTTTATTCCTTTCTTTTTTATTAGCTCTAATCTTTTGTCCCAATTCTCTGGGAATTTGTTTGGGATTATATTTACAATATTGGCATGACCCCTAATTGTATCCTTGTTTAAATTTCTACCATACTTAGTTGGATTTTTACTCGCATTTGTAAGTTCCCATAGACCCTTTGATTTATTTATGATTACCCCTGAATCTTTTAATCTCCGAAGGTAATAGTTTAATTGTTGTTTAGAAATATTTAATTTTTCTCTGATTTTTGTGAGGTTTGTTGAGAGTTTTAATTCGTTTAATATTGGTAAGTAAAAGTTTTTTTTCTCAAGTCGATTTTTACTACACTCTCTTTTCATTACACTTTAAATTGATACTTCTTTAAATAATCTTATTTTAACTTAAAAATAGTAAATAAGTGATTGTGCGAACATTTAAAAAGGTGTTTCACTTATAAATAGTAACAAATATCAAGGGGAAGTCGGGACAATATGTCTTACCTTTCATGGGGGCTTAACTCAATTCCCTACACTTCCTCTTGGTCGGCTTTTTTTAAAACATTGATTCTATCTTTCAACTTCTTTACTTTTTAGGTTGTCTATCTGTATTTCGATTTCCTCGACCTCCACCTGAACCATCTCTTCTACGTTCTCCACCACAAGCCCCACGGTCTCCACGACCTTCGTTTCCCCTATCTGCCATTATTTCCACCTCCTTTTTCAAAAAATTCAATTTCTTTTTCTTTAAATGTTTTTTCCATGATATTTATTCTCAAAAATCCTTTAAATAATTTTCTATAATTTCTTTAAAACATTGATTCGATTCGTTCTATTTCTTTTATTCTTTGAAGGGTACTAATATCTTTTTCTCTCCGATATTCTGTTTCAGGTTTCTTTATTAATCTTTTAACATTTCTTTTAATTGTTTTAATATCATAATATTCGTTCCCGTAGATTCTTTTAGTTTTAGGTTTTCTTTTTAATTGGGTATAATCTATAATTGTTTCCCCTTCTTTTGTTTTGATTTTATAAGTTCCTTTGTGCTGTCCTTTGACAACTTCATACCTCTCTTCTCCTATCGCCCTATTCAATTTCTTAGCCATCGCCACTGCACTTTTCTTAGGTTTTGGGGTAAAGATGTCATAGTCTTTTGTTTTACTTCTTAGATGAATTGGTAATTGAACATTAGTAGCCATAGCCCCATGGATTACTTGTCCCTTTTCTGCTTGTCTTAGAATTATTCCCCTTAACCATAAACCATCTTCTTTCTTTATAGTTCTTGAAATACTTTGAAGGTTCATAGTCCTGCAATTAAACCTGATTCAAGTTTGATTACACTTATTCCTATAATATTTTTCATTCCTAATCCAATCATATCTTTAGTTCCAGATTTCTTTTTAGATGCTTTTACATTTTCATTAACTAAAGTAGCTGCCTGGATTGTTGGAATTAGTGCTGCGATTGTTTTGTAACTCATTTTTTTAAACCTCCTAAAGATTTATCCTTTCCCTTTCCGAATACTTCTAAAAATTCACAGTCACCCCTACCTTTGTTGGCTCTTATGCCTCTTCCACTTCCGTCTTTTTTTGGTATTCCTTTTTCTTCCATTGTTATTTCTCCTAAAACTGAATAGGGGCTAATAAATTAAAGCCCAAAAATAAAAAATTTGTTGTAGTTTATTTATTTATCCAAACGATTCTATAAGTTTACTACTAATTACTGGATACATTGCAGCTACTACAATCGCTAATGCAAAGAAGATAGTAATAATTCCTACCAACGACCTTCCTCCACTATTTGCAATATAAGTTAATGGTTGTGCTGTTCCTGAAATTTTCCAACCTAAACCTTCAAACTCTGCATCATCTACAGTAACATTTACTGATAATGCTCCATTATAAATAACATTATTCTCTACAGTATAATTTCCTGAACCAATTACATTATATGTTTCGTTCCATATAACAACATCAGAAAGTGCTCTCCAATTTACTAAATAAATACTCTCACCTGCAGAACCTGCTGTCTGAGAATGATTAGCTATAGTTGCAGTATCTGTCGTTTGACCTACTTGCTGTGCAACTACTTCGAATAAAATTAATCCTACTAAAACCGCAATGAATGTATATAGAATCATACTAATATCCATTTGTGCCTTTTTTACTTTCATACTATATATCTCCCCTCCTAAAAAATTCTCTTGTGAGTTTCATAAGATTACATGTAATTCTACCTTTATAAATATCGATTATGAATTAGTTTAAGAACATATTCTTTTTTTCTTGATTAAACTCACCTTTGAAGAATCTATTTTCTTCGTGGAAGATATTTTCTGTAGGTCTTTCTTGGATTGTTACTGTTGCTTGGGATTTTTTTAGAACTCTCTTACTAGTAATTTTTTTAGATAATCTTTTTGCTAATGTTTCTTTTTTCTTTTTCTTTGCCATTATTTGAAAAACATCCTGTCTTTTTTAATTTTACTTGTATTTTTATTTCCCATAAAGATATGTTTTTCTTTTAGGATTGAACGCCCAGAATTTAGTATTGTCATTTTATTTCCTATCATTCCACTTCCAGAATTCCACATTTCTTCATTTTTCTTCTTATGGATTTTTCTTAATTCGTTTTTTACCTGTTCCGCTCTTTTTTCTTTTTGATGGGATATTAATTCTCGTTCATCCGAGGACAATTCTCTTTCAGAAATTAATCTTTCGATTTTTCTTTCTTCCATAGATTGTCGCATCTTTTCTTTGAACTCTGATTTATTCTCTTTCGATTTTTCTAAAAGTCTTTTTATTAATCCCATAGTTTTACATGTATTTTATAGTTTATAAATATCGATTATCTTTTTGTAATTTTATTTACCAACAAACCTATAATTAATCCTGCAATTATTGAAAATATTGCTACCATTGGAGATTGGATAACTGTTCCAGAGAATAATAATAAAAATATTCCTAACATAAAGAACATAGCTACTACACTCATTCTAAAATATGCAGACATCCCCATAATTACTATTAAAGAAATCGCTAAGAATATATCTGGGTTTCCCATAAATATATTTAGGATAATCTTTTTCAATTCAAGTGGTTGGATAAATTCTGCCATTATCTACCTGCAAAGTAACTTACGCAACTCCATATAAATGCCACTCCAACCCCTACAAAGAGAAGGGTAACAACATTCGTTGCCCATACTTGATTTAATTCGGAAACATATTTTATTATAGTCCAGGAAGTCCCTGCGAATAAAGTTCCAGTTGTAATTATTAAAGGTAATATTATTAAACTTGTGTCATAACCTTTTGCAAATAATCCAACAATTACTGCTCCTGCTCCAGCCAATAGTATAAAAATTCCAATTGTCCCACCAAATATATCTAAAAAATAAGATGAACTTTCCATATCTGCATCAATTAATTCTCCTGTTGATTCATTAATAGTTACTCCGTAGTTTCCTGTTATCCCACTTAATCCAATAGGGAAACCCATAAATCCTAAGAAAATTATCATTACAATAATTACTACACAAAATTCTGGTAACTTCATTATGTTCGCACCTCGTTAAATATTGCTAATGTTAAAACTAAAAATGCAAGGAAGGTAGGCAGATATGTTATTCCTCTTATTGTAGGAATTAATCCTATCACTACATCAAAGAAAAAGATTATTCCAAATATTAAAGAGGATACAGCTAACGGACTTGTTGCCCCATATTTATAACTCATTATTCCTATTGAAATAAATAAGATTAAAAAGACTATTAAACTTCTTCCAAAGTCATCTAATCCAAAAATTCCTGAATCTAAATATAAAGTTAAATCTGTAAAGAAATTTGCTATACTCCATCCTGTTAATTCTGTATTTTGAATTACCCAATATCTTGAACTATTTGTATAAACACCATTGATAAGCCAATAATAATCAAAATAAATTATAGTCTGATTATTTACATTATAAATTTCAGTTAATGCTGTTCCTTCTACTCCTGTATTTCCTCCATCTATCTTTGTACCATTTGATAATCTTAAAGTAAATCCGTAATCATCGACATCCCAATAACTTGAAGTCAAAGTAAAACCAAAAGTATAGGAAGTATCGTTTTCTAAATATGTATTAGTTGGAAGAATTGTATAACCAATTCCCCTTATTGAACTATTTTCTGCTTCTGCTGTATCTCCCAATGTAATTGTATAAGAAGTTTGGGTTGGTGTAAATGTTGTTGAGTAATCTGTGTATCCTGCTTTAGTTAAAGTAAAATCGTGTGAGAAATCAGGGTTCAACCAAAAGGTTACCGTCCCATCTGAACCTGTTGTTCCTGCTGCGACTACAGTATCCGTTCCACTTATTTCTCTTGTTGCAGTTATGTATACTCCAGAGATTAATTGACTTGCACTATTGTCTACTTGGATTGTTACATAAATTCCATCTGCACTTTCTAATAAATATAAAATTTGTGTTGATAGTGTACTTGTATAATCTATAGCAGAAGGATTCCAAGTTCTTTGTGGATAATCTGAATTTCTTTTATATTGAAGATAAGGTTCTACATGGATAGTTCTATCGGGAGTCCCACAAAAAAGATAATTATAATGGTCTGTAGTATTAATGTAATCATATTCTTTTGTTACGTCTCCGTTTCCTAGATAATAAGTAAATGTACTTGTCGGAATACTTGCATTTATACTACTTAAATCTGCTTCATCTTTGAAAGTGATATTTAGAAAGTCGTCAGAGTAGGTTGCATTACAAAGAGTAAAAACTGTCTCGGAAACATTTTGATAAGTTGTATAAGTCGAAGGGATAGTAGAACCTGCGTAAGTAAATTTCCAACCTATTGAATTGTTTCCTACGTTTGCTATTGGAACATCCATAGAATAACTCCAAATATTTCCTGATTGAGTTGTAGTATAATCTGTCCCGTTATAATTTAATTTAATTGCTGTTAGACTTGAATTTGCTGTTACATTTATTTGATAAGTTTCTCTTGCTGTTTCATAAGAAGTTGAATTGTGCGTTCTATTGTTTTCAAGGATTAGATAATCCCAAGAGGTATAAGTTGAGTTTGTATTACCCACTGTATCATTTACCCAGATTGTCATATCTGTATCTCCATATTCTAAAAGAAATGTTGGAGAGTTCTTTACACCAGTTAAACAACCATCAATAGTTACGTTTGTACCATTATAATCATACCAACAACTATCTAAGTTTGTATCTGTGAAAGTTACGTTTAAAGTTTCACTTTGTCCGACAGCACCATAGTTTAATGTTCCTGTTGGAGATTGTAAAGTTATTGTTGGTGCAGTTGTATCAATTTCTAAAGTTCTATTTGCTGTTGAGAATCCACAATCTCCGTCTGAATCACAGGCTTGGACGTTCCAGAGGGTTGTAGTCCCACTAATTAAACTTCTATCCCATGTTTGAGTTTCTGTTGTTCCGCTTAATCCTGTTGTAGTATTTCTTACAGCCCAAGTTCCACTTTCATTTGTCCATAAAGACATATTCTCTACCGTTGCTCCTCCAGTAACCGTTGCTGTTGCGTTGAAAGTGTTTAAATTTGTGTCGGACATATAGTTGTTTGTTGGAGAGTTTAGAATTATTGATGTAGAATAATCTGGTGTATTATAATAAAGAGTTCCACTAATTCCTTTAGTAACAGTTATACTATCATTATAAAGAATATAACTAAAGATTTTTATTCTACCCCCTTTACCAGTTCCGCCTGAACTCCCTGTTGCACCATTTCCTGCTTGTCCATCACCTGCAGAACCCCCACTTCCTCCAGTTCCTCCTGCAATATCCAAATTAGAATTAGATATATTAACTAAGATTCCATCTATTATTAACATACCTCCAGAACCTCCACCACCACCACCGCCACCAGAACCCCCAACGGCATCGTCGTAACAAAATCCAGCTCCAGCACCACCATTACCCCCACTAGTTCCACTAATATCTATTCCTCCATTAACAAGGATATTTAATGCAAATAATTTTAAAGAAGCCCCGCCTAAATTACCAACTCCACCATTTGCATTATTACCTCCTCCACCATAAAAACAATCTGAACCACCCCCTCCTCCCCCCCCACCACTTGATAATGAAAAATCTAATCTACTTGTTTCTGAACCATATAATCCAGCTCCAGCCCCCCCTCCTACAGATGAGGGAGGATAAAATGCTTTTGTTCCCCCAGCACCACCATTACCTCCATCATATCCAACACCCTCACTACCTGAACCTCCTGAACTATCCGCAGGTGAAGAACCTCCTGCCCCCCCTGTATTATTAGATTTCCCTTCCCCTTCAATAGTTCCTTCAATAGTAATATTATATGCTGTAATGTTCAAATAACCAATGCTTTCATTAATTTCTAATATGGCTCCTGAGGCTACATAAACATTATTATAAGTTACATCTCCTCCTAAAATAGTAGTGCCACTTGTAATTGTTAAATTATCTTCTGAGAGTAAATAATCAAATACAGTTGTACTTAAGGGATTACTTTCCCAAACTGCCCACTCATTAAGAGTTTCTCCACCTGTTTTTATAATCCAATCGACACTTCTACTTGGTTTCTTTTCTGCATCTAATTTAACAGTATATTCTCCTTTAGGCATTTCAGTTCCTAAATTATAATTAACCCAACCATTATAAATAACTTCTTTCTTACCAACTAAGACATTTGAACAAATAGTTTCTGCAGTTCCATTAAGAGATAACTTTCCTGTTTCTGTGCAAGTATATTTATAATCATCAACTAATTTATAATAAATAGTTCTTTCTCTTTCCACATTCTCACAAACTAAAGGAACTTCAACCATAGTTTCTTCATCAGTATATCCCCCACTACAAATTTCTTGATTATACTTTTCAATTCTACTTAAAGGATTATCCCATATCTTAAATTGATAACTTCTAACATCTTGCTTGACCTTACTTCCATCTTCTTGAATTGTATAGAAATTTACATCGTCCACTAAAGGTCTATCTTCATATAATTTTATTTCCATTGTAGAACTACAATCTATCCCACAAGTTTCATCGTGTTGAGAAAGATAACCTTCAAAGATTGTAGCACCTAATCCAAATGCATTAGTTATTTTAATTGGTGCATATTTTTCTAGTAAAGGTAAATCTTTTATTTGTTTTCCATCAAAGGTTGTGGAAGTTAAATCTTTTATGTTGTCAAAAGAAAATGCACTTGCAAAGCTAATCATAAACATTCCTAATAGACAAATTGTTAATAGTTTATATTTCATTTTTAATTAACTCTCCCTATATTTTGAATATCATAATGTTTTATAATCTCCCCATCATCTGAATAATCATAATTATATTTTTCTGATAGGAGTGATTGAAAGAATTTAGTCCAATGTTCTCTATTACTATTTGCTTTCATGTGACAAGGCTGACATAAGGAAATACAATTTTCTGGGATAGAGAATTGTTTATTATAATTTATGTGATGAATGTCAAGTGCCCGTTTTAACTTTTCTTTATGAATATTACAAAGCATACATATTTGATTGTCTCTTTTTCTTATTGCTCTTTTAAATTGTTTGTTAAATTTTGCATCGTAAGGCTCAAATGAAATTCCTCCCCTCCAACGATTATTATTTTTTCCACTATTCATTATTCTTAACTTTTCTTTTGTTTCTGGAGAATGTGTTTTTCCTGTTATCCATGTTTTATGTCCTTTTTTAAATTCTGTATTTGGAGAATGATGTTCCCCTTTAAATTTTTCTGATAAGTATTTTTTAATATCCTCACTACATTCTCCTCCCTTATTCCAAGATTGTCTTCCACTATTTTTTGTACTTATTCTTTTTTTAGCTTCTTCTGTATGTGTTTTCCCAAACATACTATTATTTTTTCCACCATTATCTATTCTTAATTTAGCTTTAAGACTATTAGCTTTTTCTATTCCATAAATTTCTTCATAAGTTTTTCCCTTAATGTGTGCTTTTGATTTGATAATTTTTTGGATACATTCTTCTGTTTTTTTTCTACCTTTACCTGCTAATGATAAGTTTTTTCTATGTTCATCTGTAAATATTTTTCCTATTGATGATTTAGATATTTTATTTTTTGTTTCTAATGTCTGTTTTCTTCCAATTGCTCTTTTGGACATCAATTTTTTAGTTTCTTCTGAATGTTTTTTCCTAGTCATACCATATCTTCCTTCTTTTATAGCTTTGATTATTTTTTCTTTTGTTTCTTCTGGACATTTCTTTCCTGTATTCCATGGTATGTTTCCTTTCTTAAATGCCATTAGAGTATATACCTCACAGTAATTGCCCCAATGGCGACGGTTAAAATAATCCAAATATAATAAGGAATGGTAGCGTTTAAAATTATGCAAAATAATTTATTTCCGTCTTCAATACTATCTACATCTGAACAAGCCATATCTACTCTTGACCTTGTTACTTCTCCTGTTAAAAAATTAATCATTACAAATCCTGCAATTATTATAAAAATAAAAGACATAATTGCTAATCCTAAACTTTGTCCTTTTTTATTCATAGACTTACTCCTGCTGGATTAAACCAAATTTTTGTTCTTCCAAATCCAGCATCTCCAGTTCCTATAATAATATATCCAGATGCTCTTAGTTTAGATTTTGTTTTACTTACTTCTGATTTTTTAACAACTATTTCTCTTTCAAAAACCCCACATACTGCTTTAGTTGATTTGCTAATTATCTTATCTGGTGATTCCATTCCATTTAATATATCCATCATTATTTTTTTCATGTTATGTAAAAATTATTCTCCCAGTTATTATGACACCTGCTATGAAAATTAATCCTCCGAAAAAATAAAATAAACTGAAATCCGTTACAACACACGCAGCTTTTGTAAATGAACTTATACTCTCGTTACCACAATCCATTCCAATAGTATCCCCAACACTTACATTTCTCGCATCATCTATAAATTCCTTGCCTACAGGAGCAAGTGATAATGCCAAAATAATTACAACAACTGATAACATAATCCCAAAAATTATGACACTTCCCCTACGGTTCATTTTTTCTTCTCCTTGATAATATCATAATTCTTTTTTAATAAGTTATTCATTAATTTAGAAACAGATTCCTTTTGAGCTTTGGCTATTTTTTTTAATTTCATTTCATCTATTTCATGGTCTAACCATATACTTTTGATTCCCATTATAAAACCTAATAGGTTTATCCTTTATAAATATCGATTACAAATTAAATAAATTACTTTTCTTTGACTTCTTTCCATTAAACCTAAAAGGTTGGATAAGTTTTCCCGTCCCCGCTTTTCGCAATCGCTTTTCTTTTCGTTCCACGATTAAATATTCTTTTCTTTTACCAACTCTAAATTCTACATCTTTTAATAATCCTGTCTCAGTTGCTTTAATTTTCTTTCCGCCCTTTGTTAAGAATCCTGATGCTGAAAGTTCTCCTTTAAGTTTTTTAGATAGTTTTTTTCCTAATACTTTTTTACCACCTTTTCCTATACTTACTTCTTTTCCACCTTTTAATATAAATGCTTCAAATATTTCTGGTTGTTCTCTAACTCTTTTTAACATTCTGCTTGGTAGAGAGATAATTGGTTTTTTTGTTGAAGATACTTTTGATATAGGTGAGGATGGTCTTGAAGGTCTCGAGACAGATGATTGTTTTGAGATGGCAGAAGCTACCCTTGAAACAGAAGATACTCTTGAAGGTCTTGATACAGCTGATGTTTTTGAAGATATTATAGATGATACCTTTGAAGATTTAGATATGGTTGAAGATAATGTAGATACTCTTGAAACAGAAGATTTACCTGATGGTTTTGATATTATTGATGTTGAGACATAAGATACTGTGGGTCTTGAAATAGAAACAACTTCATAAGGTTTAGCACTTAATGAACTAGAAGATATACTTTCAGTTTTTGCTCCTACAGTTGTAGAAACAATAGTTTCTTGTGGAGTCTGTCCCACTATTTTTGGTGTGAATCTATTTGGGTCAAAATATAATTTATCTGTAGATAAATAATCTATCCCTGTTTCCTTAGTTACTAACTTTTTTAATTTAGTAGTTTCTACTACTGATAATTTTCCTTGTTTAGATTTTTCAATTAGTCCTAATGTTTCTGCAGATAAATCTCCTTTTGCTACAAAATCTGCTAAAACTAATCTTACTGGTTTCTTATTAATAACTGTTATTCCCCCACTTCCTATTTTTTTAATAGCTATTGGTTTTCCTGCTGCATCTACTAAAGGGGTTACAACTTCAAACTCTGTTGATTTAAATGGAACATAAAATTTTCCCTCTGCCCCTATCTTTTGACCTTCAAATACAATAATTTGTGGTTTTGAAGATGGTTTACCTACTGTTGCTTTTCCTGTAAGTAAATCTCTCATCGTTGCTTCAGCACCGAGTCTTGATGCCCTTGCCATCGGCATCCCAGTTTTTATATCAGGAGGAGTTCCAAATAATCCATACATAGGATTATCTGGCTGTGCAATTATATCTGTTTTCTTTTTAAACCAACCAAATAAACCTGTAGACGCATGAGTAATAGTTCCAGTTGTTCCAGTAAGAGAACCTAACTCTTGTCTAGTATATCCATAAGGGTCTGTTAATGTTGGCTTCCTTACATCAATATCTATTTTTCCACCAGTATATGCTTTAATATCTTTAATTGTTTTAGATGCCTTTTCTCCAGTTAATCCAATATCTTTTATTACTTCTACTTTCTTTTTTAATAATTCTTGGGGTCTTAAAAGTTTTAATCCTTCTACTTCTACAGTTTTTAAATCTCCATATCCAAATAAAGAACGAGCAGAACTATAACCTGACCGACTTACAACATCTATTTTATTCCCAAATTTATCTGTTACTGCTACAACATCTATTCCTTTTACTTTATGTGGACTTATTTTAGTTCCTTCTCCTGATTTTTTAGCAATTAGTTCTGCAGTTTTAAGTGGATTTTTAGAAACTATATCTACATCTAAACCAGTTCTTGTTCCTTTAATTAATACTTTTGCAGCACCACTTCCAACATAAGTATCTCCTTGTTTCTTAGCAACATCTATCCCTATTTTTTCTAATTTAGTAAAGATGGGTAATTTTGGTTTATCAATCAATGGAATATCACTAGCATATTTTTTAGCAAGTTTGGATGGTTTAATATCTAATTTACTTCCCCTCTCTGGGATTATTCCAATATCAAATTTTCCACCTTCTCCCTTTACTCCTTTAATTATCCGTTCTCCGATAACAGTGGTTTCAACAGCCTTATAATCAGGTCTTAATTTTGTAATTTTTACTTTTGCTACCTCTATTGCTTTTCCAGTAGAAAGCATAGCTCCAAATTCATAAGGATTTTCTTTTGCGTAAGTAGCTATTCCACCAATTGTTTGTCTTGGACTAGTTGCTAATCCTTTTACTATCTGAGTACCATAAGCATAGCCAACCCCAGGGATTAAAATAGAAGCACCATATAAAGCTCCTCTAAGAATTTGTCTACCAGAACCCTTTCTAGCAAATCCTGTTCCTCTCTCTGAGGTTTCTGTTGTATAAATTATATTTCCAAATTCATCTTTAGACTCTGTAGTTACTTTTATTTCTTTTGTTATTGGAGGTGCAACATAATCAATCCCCTTTCCTATACCTGTTACTATCTCTTTATTGAATATTATCCCTCCAGCAGCGTAACCTACAGCAGGATTTATTACATAAGCTCCAGCAACTACTCCTGCTTTACTAACAAAACCTACCTCTTTTTTTATTTTTATTATCTCTTGTGAAATTTCCGCTTGGGTTGGTTTATAAGTACTTGGAAAACTAAAAGCCATATCTGAAGTAAATTCTTTTTCTGATTCTTCTCTTATTTTAAGTCTTGTTTCTGCGAATCCCTTAACTTGTTCATAAATTTCAGCTCTTTCTCCTTTTGTAATTTTCTTAGGTTGTCCTGATACCCAATAGCTTAAAGTTTCTGAAGAATCTGGTTGGCTATACCAATTTGCCCTAGCTTTCTTATCTACTATTCCTCTTAAGTATAAAGAAGTTCCATAAACTTTCTTGGCTTTTTCTTCTACTTTTTTCTTTACAGATAAAACATCCTTAGTAAAAATGTCAAGTTGTGGTTTAAGTTTATCAATTCCAAATGATATTACAGGAGAAACTCTTTCCTCAACTTGTCCTCCTATAATTGAAGTAACACCATAAACTTTCTTAGTGGTATCTTCTATTTTTTTCTTTACGCTTAAAACATCCTTAGCAAATAAAGAGAATCCTTCTTTTACTTTTGGAGTAACAACCTTTTCAACTTTTCCTCCAAGATATAAAGAAGTTCCATAAACTTTCTTGGCTTTTTCTTCAACTTTTTCTTTTCCAATTAAAACATCCTTTGCGAATAAATTAAATGCTTGACTTACTTTTGGAGAAACTCTTTCCTCAACTTGTCCTCCTATAATTGAAGTAACACCATAAACTTTCTTGGCTTTTTCTTCAACTTTTTCTTTTCCAATTAAAACATCCCTGGCAATAATTCCAAATCCTTCTTTTATGATTGGAGTAACTTTCTTATCTACTATTCCCCCTAGAACTAAAGAAGTTCCATAAACTTTCTTGGCTTTTTCTTCAACTTTTTTCTTTACACTTAAAACATCCTTAGTAAAAATGTCAAGTTGTGGTTTAAGTTTATCAATTCCGAATGCTATAGGTGGTGCTACTATTGTTTGAACTTTTGAAGTAGTGTCTGTTAATGGTTTTGTTTTATCTAATATTGAAAAAGTAATTTTTTTTGCAGTATCTTTTATGTCTGAAGGAATGTCTTTTATCCCTCCCCAAATCCCTTTAGCACTTCCCCCATAATCTACTTCTTTAATTTTTATTGCTTCTTCAGAAGTTAGTGGGGATATAATTGCAGTTTTATCCTCATATTTATAAAGTTCTTCAGTTGAAATAAATCCTCCTAGGGTAGATGAATAAGTTTGACCAGTTCTATCTACTTTAGGAGTTTTAAAAGATATATCTTTTGAACTTGTTACAATAGATTCCTTTGGTTTTACTTCTACTGGTTTTACTTCTACTATTTTTACTTCTTCTTCAGAACGAAAACCACTTCCTACCCCATATTTTTCCCTTGCTTTTTTAGCCAACTCTCTTTTATATTCAGTTGCAGTTAATCCTTCCGTCCCTGGAACAACAATATCACCATAATAAGTTGAAGTTCTTTGGGCTGATGAACCTTCGCCTGGCTTAGTTACGTTTACCCTCCCACTTGAAGAAGTTCTTATTCGAGAAATATCTTGGTCTATTCTTCTTTGGTCGTCTGCTAATCTTTCTCTTTCTCTGGCTCTATCTATATCTCTTTTTAATTGTTGTCGGCTGTCAATAGTTTTATCCCTTAATGCTTCTTGAGTTCTTGTTTGCCTTAATTTTTCTGCTGCTATTCTTGCCCTTTCCGCTTTTTCTCTGGCTAATCTTTCTGCTATTGCTTTAAGTCTTCTGGCTAATCTTTCTGCTATTGCTTTAAGTCTTTTTTGTTCTGTTATCTGTGCAGCTGATGCTCCACTTGGTGCTGGACTAACAGAGGCTCTGCCACCTCCCCCACCCCCACTATGATAAATAACTCCCCCTGAAGAATCTTTTACTGGAGTATAACCTAAAGTGTCCCCTGTTCTTGGATTAGCCCTTATTTTTTCAAACTCTGCAACATCTCTCGCAGTTTGTCTTTCTGCAGTTGTTTTTGGTTTTCCTTTTATAACACTTACAATCCCTTGACCAATATCTCGAATATTCTCCTTTATATTACTCCAAGTTCCCATTATTCTTTTTTCCTCCGTTCAGATAAATAAGAAACACTAGCCCCTACCCATAGAGGAGAGATATAAACTGGAAGCCATAAGGCAACTAAAACCCAATTAGAAGGATTAACTTTTATTCCATGATAGAGTAAACCAAAAGCTATAACAACCAAACTACAAATTAAAGCACCCTTGAAAGGATTATAATTAATACCCATTAGAAGAAACTCCTTTTATTTCTTAATTTTTTTAATTTTGGTTCATTAAACTTATTTAATTTCCTTTCAGATAGAATAGATAAGTCTAAATCTTCTTGAGTTCCTATTAAATCTAATTCCTTTTTTAAATATGCCTTTTGATTTTTTATATCTTGACTATATCTTTTAACCTCTTGTCGTTCTAATCTCCCCTGCATTCCCCCTCTTAGACTTCTTTTATCTCTGACAGGAACTTTTTTTTCATTTAGAATACATAATCTTCTTTCAATTTCTTGTAAATCCATTATTTATCCCCCCTTTTCATTCTTTTAATAATCCTTTTAGTTTGGAATCAATTTTTAAATCAAATAAATCTTCTTCAGTAATACCTATCTGTTTTAATTTATTCTTTTTTATAGAAGTGTTTAACTGCCCATTTTTTTTGTTTTCTACTACTTTACTTAGTAAGTCTCGGAGTTTCATAGAACTACATGTATTTTATACTTTATAAATATCGATTACAAAAAATCACATTGCCCAGTCTAAATCTCTGTCTTTTTCTCCAGTATTATAATCAATTCCATATTTCCTACAAAGTAATCTTGACAACTTTCCTAAATCGCTCATCATGATAGTCCAATTTTCTATTCTTGCTCCAGAGGCATCTTCTATCTTCATTTTAACTAGACCTTCTCCAGTATTATATTTAAGTTTTTTAAATCCCACTATCCACCTCCCGTCATAAAGGCATAACCTATTACAGCTAATAATCCTAATCCTAATATCCATTTAAGTATACCACCCATTTGTTTGGTTGGTTTAATTATTTCTGATTGCATTTTCGCCATAAGAATTTTATAACCTTTAGTATTTGAACCATCGTTTAAAGATTTCTCATGTTCATCAGATGGTGAATAAGGTTTTACACTCCAACTTGGGAGAATAACCATTGGATTTTTTTTCCATCTTAAAACATAATTTGGTGTGCCTAATCTTGGTATCCCATCTTCCATAAAAGTTTGTTCTACTATTTGTCTTTTTTGAAAATCTATATTTCCATTTTCATTTATTTTCATTACAGTTACATAGTTTCTTTTCTTTTGTGCCTTTCCAACTTTCTTACCAAAAGGTAGTCTAAATTTCTTTTTCTTTTCTTTTTCTTTTGGTCTTAGTATTGCTTTTATATCTTGTATTTCTTTATTTAATCCCATTTTTCCTCCTTTCTTTTATTTAGTTTTATCATTTTTTTTGTTCTCCCCCACTCTCCTCGATTTTAGATTTTCCAAACCATCCCTTATTTATTTTTCTACGAGGTGTCATATCCGAAACATTTTTTGTAACTGTTGTTGCCTGTTTTATTAAGAACCCTTCACTTGATAGACTTGTTGCTAATGTATTTTCTGCTTCTTCATTAAACCATTGAGCAAAAACATCATTATCCATTATTAAACTACTAATTCTTCCTAATTCAAAACTTCCCCTAACATTATGTGGGGGTATTCCTAACTCGTTGAAATCTTTATCATTTCTTAGATTACCAATCTTTTTTGTATCGTCTGCCGTTGCTACATTAAATAGAAAGGTATGGATTGATTGTTTATCTTCTTTTGCTTGATTACTGTCTTTCATTGCAGCAGCTATCTTTAAAATTGCTTCTTCGTCGCTAATATTTTCTTCTTCTTCAGCCATTTTTTAACCAACCTGTTTTTATTGCACGAAACAAAGTCGCAAATAATCCTAAACCATATAAAGCATAAGAGAAAAAATTAAATCCAGATACACTTATCCAAAGAACTGCTAAAAGTATTGGAGTAAAAATTGTTAAGGTTACATCTATTCCTGCGATTGTTGCTAAAAATATTTTTGTTATTTTATTCATTATTCTATTGGTTCTGCCATTGATTCTCTCCACTCTCTAATCAAATCAATTAGTGTTTTTTTTGTTACTTTGCAGTAAATCATTATTCCTAGTGTTAAAAATATTCCGACTACTAATAAATTGCTGAATAGGTTTTCCTGCCACATTATCTAAGTAGTTTTAGTTTTAATTTATTTGTATGACTCTCATTAACCATAGACATTATCAATCCTATAAAAAATAAAATCATAGAAGCATAAACCATTACCTCACTTAAAGAAATAAATGACTGTCTAAATGTTTCAATCCCAACACCTGTTAGGAGAGATACTACAATGTAAAATAATCCATAATAAAATAATAACTTAATTGGGTAAAAGAATAGAGTTATCCATGAAGTATTATTTCTTTCAATAATCTGTTCATAAGCATTTCGTTCTACTAAATTAAGAGAATAAAATTTCTTTTTTGCTAATTCAATTTCTTTAAGTTTTTTCTTTCTTCTTTCTTCGTATAATTTTATATAATCATTCATTTTATTTTTTGTACCCTATGTCCTTGTCTTTGAATATAAAGAGGTTTGTATCCTATTTTACTTAAATCTTCCATTACATATTTTACTCTTTCCATTTCTGTTTTATAAGTTTTTAATTTATCTTTAAATCTTTTAATTGTTTCTTCTTTCCAGTCGCTTCTATCTTTTAAATCTGGATGTTCTTTTATTGAACCTACCTTATCTATTTTGATTGAATCAATAGGAACTAATGCCCCTCCAAATTGACCAGTCCTAAAATAACAATTTTCTTTATCCACCCTTACTTCAATTTTTTCAGAGCCGTATTCAAATATTATCCCAATCATTCTAATCCACTAATCCACTTTTAATCTCTTTAGTTATGTTTAAAAGTTCTACAATTGCTTGTTCAGATGTAATTATATCTCCTGTTGGTGTTTGAATTGCTATTGCCTCACCAGTTGGAACAGTTACTAATTTATAGTCTTCTTCTTTAACTTTTTTAACTTCCTTTTTTTCTTCTTTTATTTCTGTTTCTTCCATTTTTCTTCCTCCATAAATTTAGTTATTAATTTTAAATTATTAGTAACTAAAACTAATTCTCCGTTTTTTATTTTTGACTTCTTCGGAATTATTAGATACTTTATTCCATCCGTTCTGATTAAAACTTTTCTTATTTCCATTTCTCACCTCACTTAAAAGATATAACATATTATAATATATGATAATAGGTTTATAAATATCGATGTTTAATCTATGATTAATTCATAAGCAGAACGAAGTGAAATATATGCAGCTAACATTAAAATTATAATTCCAATTGCCCAAGTATAGACAGGGTCTCTTATTCCATCAAGTCCAAAGAATAGAATATAAAGTCCCATAAAATATAATCCAAAAGAACCTAAAATAACTATAACAGCATCTTTTAATGCAAATCCTAAAATGATTACTCCAAAAGATAATCCAAGAATTAAAATATAAAATCCTAATGTCCCTGAAAATCCTGAAGGGGTAATATTATAATATCCTTCATTTGAATAAGAATAAGACCCATCAGTACAAAACATTTGAACTTTGTATATTTCTGCCTTTGGAAATGTAGTAGTATAATTAAATGCCCCATTTCCTAATTCATTTGTTAGTTGGTTATTTATTAAATAATTTCCTTCCTTATCTGTAATAGTTATATTAAATGTTGCACTTGTTGGGATTGCGTTATCTAAGGTACAAGTAAATTGTAGATTTGTTTTAGTATTTATTTTATAAGTTTCTGTTTCCGCAGATGCAAAACTAATCATAAACATTCCTACTATTAATAACATTATTAATTTATTTTTCATTTTTTTCCTCCATGATTTAATTTTCGTAAACCTCAGTTAAAGCGAATCGGTATCCTATTAAATTTAATATTACAATTTTATCATTTAATACATTCCTTTAATTTTATGAAATCATCTGAATTTATTATACAATCTTTAAGCATTTGATTTTCTATTTCTAAATCATTAACCTTTTGAATAACTTTATAATTAGAATATTCAATCCAACTACTCCAACTTTGTAATCCTTCCATAAAAACAACCTCACCACCATAACCTCTTGTAAAATTCTTTTGTAAAAAAGGAGGTCTATTACTATGTTCCATAACTAAATTATTTGTTTTATCATCTAGTTTAGAATACTCACTAACATCTTTAAAATATTTAAAAGGATTTCCATACTTTTCTTCATCATAAACACTTGAACGATAATAAATATCTCCACCTTCTCCTAAAATAATACTTCCATTAAATTCATTATATTCTCCCGCAGGTATTATTTTTCTAACACTAATATCATCTAAACTCATATTAAATATAGTTATAGGACCATCTTGGTCTATAATAAAATATAAACTTGAATTTGTTGGTGCAACAACTGTATAAGAATAATCACCAACTTCTCCTCCATCAACATTACTATTATGAACAGCTACTGATGTTCCAGTTCCAATATCTCCACCAAACAATATCTCTAACCGCTCAGTAAAAGGAGTAACATCCCAATCTAAAATACTATATTTAACTTCATAAGTATCTCCTGCAATTAAGGGAACATGTTGGATTAATTGAACACCTGCAATATTCCCCATATGATAATATCTTTCGGCTTTTAAACCTGAATCATGACCCCACCCCGTTCCTTCTATCCAACCATCTGAATTACTAGTAAATTCACCATTAATAATTTTTTCATATTCATAAGATAAAGCTTTTGTTTCTCCAAAGATAATTCCTTCAATAGTAGCATTATTTGCTGTCTTAAAATTATCAGTTGCACCTGCACCTTCTGTCCAATTATAAAATCCATCTCCAACTATATCTGTAAGTTGTGAACCATCTCCAAAATATGTGTCTGCTGTTATGTTTCCTGTTACGTTTAAATCTCCATAAACAATTGCATTATTCAAAAGTCCAATATCTCCACCACTTGAACTTATAGAAAATTCAGAACCAGAAGTTATTTTAAATTGTCCATAAATATTACTCTCTCCAGTTGGATAACCATAAATCCTAAAATCTCTATTTTCTCCACTTGCGCTATCTTCAAAAACTCTAATTCCATCAACTAAGTTAGCACCTGGATTAAATCCCATGTGACTTTCTCCATCCTCTAATT